AAGGAGTTAGTTACTCCAATTGCTGATATAGGGGATCCATATGAAGCATTACGTCATTTGGTAGATGCATCTTCTGCAGAAGAATTAAAAAAATTAATTCGAATTTTTGAAACAAGATTTGAAGCTTCAATCGAACCAGATAAATTAGCTTCATTCGAATGGAAAAAAACTGCAATGCATAATTGGTATGAAGGATTCAAAGAATTACATAATGTATTTTATAAAACAAAATTAGATACAGACGTAAAAGATACCAGATTAACAGTAAATACTGACGGAAATAAAAAGTCATATTGGATATCAGATGACGATGCAGAACAAATAAAGTTATCATCTGGCGAAGAAACTAGAGCAGCAATAGATATTGGAGATGCTGTTGATAATGTTAATACAAATGTAGTTATATGGTTTAAAAGATTAGAGAGACATGAATTTGTAAAAAATCCACAAAAATTCTTATTTGATTTAAGTGAAATAAAAAACAAATTTTTTAGCGGTATATTAGGATTAATTTGGTATAATTATAGAAATCCAGAACCACATATTGCTACTCCTGCAGATTTTGTAATTGATAATGTATCACAAGGAAGATACAGATTTGTATTAAAAAATATACCATCATCTCAAGGATATGAGTATTTACAAACGCAAGGATAAGAAGTGAGGACACAACTATTGTGCACATTTGCACATAAAAATAATTTAGACATAGTTACAGAATATATTAAACAAAATTTCGAAATTCCAGAAAATAGAATATTTGTTTTTGCAAACTATGAAAATAGAAATGATTTGTATTGCACATTCAATGCTGCAGATAATGGATATCGTGGAAAAAATACAATATCAATACATAGAAAAAAAGAAACTAACACATTGTATACGGTTAATGCTTTAAATGAAGTTATCAAAGATTTAAATAATGGTATATTAGATAAAACAATGATTATACCATGGGAGGCATTTGAAAATTCATTTATATTAACTGAAGAAAATGGATATAGACGAATAGACTTGGTATTTGTGCGAAGAATTAATTTTTAACTATATTTATATATGTAAGAAAGAAAATACTATCATGATTAAATTAAAAAATTTACTAAAAGAAGGATTTGCATGGGAAAGAAATGCAGATGGATCATTACCTACATTAGCAGATGCTACTAGAAATCATCAAAAAAATCTTCAAGAACAATCTTCGAATAGATTACAACCATTAATTGATATGGGATTTGAATTAGAAAAAATGGGCAATGGTCAAACTGTAGCTGCTTTAGAAAAAGGATCTAATAATATCATATTAATTATTGGAACAAATGCTGTATTTAAAGGATTATATACAATTGCTGGCAAAAAAGGAATGTTAGCTGGAACAATTGATGATAAATACATGGAAATGATCAAAGCTAAAGTTGCAAAAATGGGTATAACAGAAGTATTAAAAGACAAAGACGGAAATGTTCGTACAGATCTAAAATATAAAGACAATCAAAACTATCAGCCAAGAATTGAATTGAAAAATACAAAAATGGGTAGTGGTACAAATCTTACAATAACAGTTAGTATAGACGGAAGTACTCCATTTGATATAGAATTTGATGATTATGATGAAGTTGATGATCATGGATATGAAAAAGCAATCTACTTAATGGGAGCTGACAATGGCGGTAATGAATGGGGGATGGAAGGATCAATGGCATTTCATGGAGAATTAGAAGATTTTAATATTGACACATTAGAAAAAATGGAAAACTAAAAAAATTAAACAATTACACAAATAACTTTGAATTAACGAATTAATTACTTATAATATAATTAATAAATAAACAAATAATAACAATTAAACAATTAAAGGATAAAACAATGAGTTTAGATTTAGATGCCATTAAGGCAAAACTTAACCAATTAACAACCACGAACGACAGAAAAAACAATTATTTCAGACCAGAGCCTGGTAAGCAAAGAGTAAGAATCGTTCCTTACGTTCACAGAAAAGAAAACCCTTTCCTAGAAATGTATTTCCATTATGATATTGCAAAGAGAAGTATGCTCTCTCCAATAACATTTGGTAATGCAGATCCAGTAGTTGAATTTGCTGAAAAGTTAAAGAAAACTGGTGATAAAGATGATTGGGTTATGGGTAGAAAAATAGAACCTAAAATGAGAACATATGTTCCTGTTATCGTAAGAGGTAAAGAAGCAGAAGGCGTAAAATTTTGGGGATTCGGTAAGACTATTTACTCTGAATTATTATCTATTATAGCTGATCCTGATTATGGTGATATTACCGACTTAATGAATGGTAGAGATATTGATGTTGAATTTACCCCTTCAGAAGGGCCAGGACAATATCCAAAAACTGCTATTAGAGTTAAGCCAAATACATCAGCTGCAACTGAAGATAAAGCAATTGCAAAATCAATAATGGATCAACCTAAGATTACTGACTTATTTCCAGAACCAACGTATGAAGAGTTAGAAAAAGCATTAAATGATTGGATGAATCCAGAAAGTGCTGACTCTGATACTACAACTACAAAAGCAGATACATCTACTAGTCAAACAAGTGCAACAGAAACTGTTACTAAAAAAACAGATGTAGCTGAAGCATTCAACGATTTATTTAACGATTAATAAAGGACCAGTTATATGGCAAAGAAAAAGAGCGAACTGGAAGATTCGTTAGCTGCAACTCTTGCAGATAGTATCAATAAACAATTTAAAGGACAAAATTATAAGTCAGCATTTTTCTTAGATGGTGACGAAGATGCTCCTACAAATGTCAATGAATGGGTATCAACTGGATGCTCAATGTTAGATCTAGCTATTTCAAATCGTCCTAATGGAGGTTTTCCTGTTGGTAGAATTACTGAAATAACGGGACTTGAGGCTTCGGGTAAATCCTTGTTAGCAGCTCACACCTTAGCAGAGACTCAAAAGAAAGGCGGATTAGCAGTATATATTGATACAGAATCAGCTAGTAGTGCAGAATTTTTAACAGCAATTGGTGTAGACTTAAAAACTATGCTTTATGTTCCATTAGAAACAATAGAAGAAATATTTGAAACTATTGAGACCATTGTGGAAAATGTTAGAAAGTCTGATAAAAATAGATTAGTAACTATAGTAGTCGACTCAGTAATGGGAGCATCTACTAAAATAGAAATGGCTATGGAATATGATAAAGATGGATATGCAACTTCCAAATCTATTATATTAAGTAAAGCTATGAGAAAAGTTACTAATTGGATAGCTAGAGAAAGAATATGTTTAATTTTTACAAATCAATTAAGAACTAAATTAGGCGTATCTTTTGGAGATCCATGGACAACTGCAGGTGGTAAAGCGTTACCATTTCACTCATCAGTTAGACTCCGTTTGAAAAATACTGGAATGATTAAAGCTAGAGTAAATGGAGCAGATCAAGTAGTTGGAAATAAAACCAATGTACATGTTGTGAAAAATAGAATGGGTCCTCCTAATAGAAAAATTGATTATGAAATATATTATGATAGTGGAATTGACAACTATGGTGGTTGGTTAAATATCATGAAGAATTTTAAATTAGTTTCACAATCAGGAGCTTGGTATTCATTAGACGACGTCGATCCAGATACTGGAGAAGTTCTAGATACTGTTAAATTTCAAAGTAAAGATTTTATTGAAAAAGTAATACAAAATTCCGAAATGAAAGATAGATTGTATAATAGAATTTGTGAAGCATATATTTTTAAGTATCGTGCTGGTATCGATGGCGGTATTGATGATGTTGTGGTAGACGAAGAAGTTGTAAACGAAGAAGCATAATGAATAAGTATCAAGAATTATTTAAACAACTTCAAAAAGAAAAAGAAAGTATAAATCAGAGTCCTGACGATCATATTATGATCTTTGACGGACTCAATACTTTCATTAGATCATTTTCAGCAACTCCTTCAACTAATGAAGATGGTGAACATATAGGAGGTATTACTGGATTTCTATATAGCATTGGAAAATGTGTTAGAGATTTCAAACCTTCTAGATGCATTATTGTATTTGATGGAGTTGGTGGATCTAAGCGAAGAAAAAAGATTTATAAAGATTATAAAGGTAATCGAGCTAATAAAACAAGATTACGAAGACATGATCATCATATGCCTAGCATCGAACATGAGCAAGAAGCTATGAGACATCAATTTAGTAGACTAGTATCATATTTAGATGCATTACCAGTTACATTTTTATCTATGGATGGAATTGAAGCAGATGATACTATTGCATATATTACTCAAATGTATGAAGCAAAAAGTAAAAAAATTACAATTGTATCAACAGATCGTGATTTTTATCAATTGATTAATGATCAAATTGAAATATGGTCTCCGATTAAAAAGAAAATGTATGATACAGAACGTATATTAAATGAATTTGGGGTACATCCCAAAAATTATGTTATATATAGATCATTTACTGGTGATAAATCAGATAATATACCAGGAGTAAAAGGTATTGGTCCAAAAACATTATTAAAACATGTTCCTGACTTAGATAAAGAACAAGAATATGAATTAGATGACCTATGGGAAACATGTTATAATAGTGTAGCAGAATCAAAAACATATAATAAAATAATAGATAATAAAAACATAATATCTGACAACTGGAGGCTAATGAATCTAAAACTATTAGATATTCCAGCTCAAACAAAAAGCAATATTAGAAGAATAATGGAATCACAAATACCAGAATTAAATAAAATAGAATTTAGAAAATTATTTATGGAGGATAAAATGTGGTCAGTTATGAAAAATATGCCAGATTGGTTAAACAATACATGGTTATCATTGAGTGCTTTTGCACAAAAAACAAAATAATTGGATTTAATACATATTTTTTATATAATAATTTATGACAGATAAGTTAAGTGAGTATGGGTGGTCATTTCAAATAAAAGTTTTAGCAGCAATGTTCGTTGATAGAACATTTCTTCAACAAATTGCTGATATTATACAAGCAGATTATTTTGAATCAGATGCAAATAGTTGGTTATTAGAAGTAGTATTAGATCATTTTCGTGAATATAAAACTCCTCCTTCAAAAGACGTATTAAAAGTAAAAGTTACAGAAATAGACAATGATGTTCTAAAAACAGCAATATTAGAACAATTAAAAGAAGTATTTAGATTTATGGAGTCAGATGACCTGACTTTTGTAAAAGATGAAATACTTAAGTTTTGCAAGAATCAAGAAATAAAGCGTGCAATTATGGATTCTGTTAATTTACTTAAAATGGGTAATTACGATGAAATAAAAAGCAAAATTGATGGAGCAATGAAAGCTGGAGCTGATACTGATATTGGACATGAATATAAAAAAGATGTAGTAGCAAGATATACAGAGTCAGCTAGAGATACTATAAGTACAGGTTGGGATGTAATTGACGATTTAATGGATGGAGGATTGGCTGCAGGAGAATTAGGAGTAGTAATGGCTCCAGCTGGTATTGGAAAATCATGGATGCTTATAAATATAGGCGCAAATGCAGTTAAAAAAGGCAAAACGGTTATACATTATACATTAGAATTAAATGATAATTATGTAGGTCAACGATATGATTCAGTAGTAACTGGTATTGCTGCTCAAAATTTAAAAAATTATACATCTGATATAGAAGAAAAATTAGAAACACTTTCTGGAGAATTAATTATAAAATATTATCCAACAAAGTCTACCGGTGTTATGGGAATAAAAGCACATATTGAAAAAACAATTATGTTAGGAAATAAACCAGATTTAGTTGTAATTGATTATGGTGACTTATTAAAAGTAAATACTAAAAAAGATAAGCACGAAGCTTTAGAAGAATTATATGAAGAAATGAGAGGTATGGCCGGAGAATACAATGTTCCGGTTTGGACAGCATCTCAAGCAGGTAGATCTGCATTAGAAGATGATGTTATTGAAGCAGACAAAATTGCATCGTCATATGGTAAAGTAATGGTTGCAGATTTTTTAATGTCACTATCAAGAAAAGTTGAAGATAAATTATCCGGAACTGGTAGAGGACATGTTATTAAAAATAGATTTGGTCCAGACGGTATTACATTACCAAGTAAAATTAACACAAATAACGGCCAGTTTGATTTCTTTGAACCACAAACATCTCAAGGAAGGCAGACTACACAAACAATGAAAACAGGAGAAACATTGGTAAAGAAAAATTTAGCACAGAAATTTAAAGATTTAGGCGGAAGTTTAGGATAGTATTTATATTTATATTAAATTAATCTTAGACCTCTATAAGGGGTCTATTTTTGTCTAAAATAAAAAAAAAGTAGGAGTCACATGAACATATCAAATAAAATTTTATCAGATATAACAGTATACATGAAGTATGCAAAATTTATACCAGAATTAAACAGAAGAGAAACTTGGGAAGAGTTAGTTACACGTAATAAAAATATGCATATTAAAAGATATCCTGCTTTAACAGATGAAATTGAAGATGTTTATAAATTAGTATATGACAAAAAAATACTTCCTTCAATGAGATCATTACAGTTCGGTGGTAAACCAATTGAAATATCTCCTAATAGAGTTTATAATTGTGCTTACCTACCTATAGATCATATTGATGCATTTAGCGAAACAATGTTTTTATTATTAGGCGGAACTGGAGTAGGATATTCAGTTCAACGACACCATGTAACAAATTTACCTCCAGTAAATAAACCATATCAAAAAAGAAAAAGAAGATTTTTAATTGGCGATAGTATTGAAGGCTGGGCAGATGCAATTAAAGTGTTAATGAAGTCATATTTAAATGGTAAAAGTTCAAGAATAGAATTTGATTATTCTGATATTAGAGCTAAAGGAGCTCAATTAGTTACATCTGGTGGTAAAGCACCGGGACCACAACCATTAAAAGAATGCATTCTTAAAATAACAGGCATATTAGAGTCAAAAGAAGATGGTGATAAATTATCAACATTAGAAACTCATGACATAGTTTGTCATATAGCAGACGCAGTTTTAGCCGGAGGAATTAGAAGAGCAGCTTTAATTAGTTTGTTTTCTGCAGCTGATGATGCTATGATAGGATGTAAAGCAGGACATTGGTGGGAAGAAGCTCCACAAAGAGGTAGAGCTAATAACTCAGCTGTGTTAATGAGACACAAAGTAACTAAAGAGTTCTTTATGGAGTTATGGAAAAGAGTTGAATTATCAGGAGCAGGAGAGCCTGGCATATATTTAAACAACGACAAAGATTGGGGAACTAATCCATGTTGTG